ATATGAATTACCAGAGGTTCAACTAAAGCAGGGCGGCAATCTGCTTGATACATTTACATGGATGCAAGATAACAAGTCAGTCTATGACAATGATATCGAGCCTTATCCATATATCCAAATGATTCCGAACTATGAATATGAGACTAGGGCACGATGGAATGTCTTTGATGATAACGAGTGGATTGATTATGTCGTTGAGTCTTGGGATGATGCTACCTCTGTTACATATGTAAACACAGATATTTTGTTCAGCGATGTTACTATTTACTACGATTCTATGAATATATTAAATGATCGTGTGGCGGCAGTCTATGGGTCATTTAAAGCGCCAGACAATCCTTTGACTGCACAGACAATCTTCTATTTCAGAAATAAGGCTACTGGAGAAACAATCTCAGTGATTCTAGACTCCAACCAGTTAGTATATGCCTACAATGATGGAACAACCACTACTACTTTCTATGGAGAGTTCATAGGGAACTCTGCATACTTTACTGCGGGGTTCAATGTTGACCTATTAACAACAGACCATTACGATATCATTGGTGACTTTTTTGCCAGTCCCTCAAATATTTCTCTGAATGTTGGTGGATATTTTGACAACTCATTTGGTGGAAAGATTTTTGCTGTTCACTTCGACAATCGCTTTACATTCAATAGAACAAGTGCCATTTACTTTAATGGTCCATTCACAAATCAATTGAGTGGAACCGATGAGGTGGCCAGACTTTTGGCCGAATACACCGCAAACTATACACTGATGCCAAGTCCACAGAATACTATCATGGCACTTGATATTGGAGTAGCCGGGTATTGGGAGGACTACCAGCCATTATCATTCTTTGCACAATATATGGGGGCTAGTCCTGCTTATACACTCGATATGTTGCAATTCAACATTGATGCTCCCAAGGCATCTATTATTGATAACGCCGTTTCAAATCATAGAACTTGGGGTGAGGTAAATGATGAATTTACCTATTGGGGAGTTCTACCTTCATACCTATGGCCTTTGTACTACACATTCCTAGAAGATGTGGCTGAGGCTCTCCGTGTTGAAACCAGCGTTAGACCATTCGTAACATTGCAGACTAGCGATGAAGTTGGAATCAAGGAACTTGGCGAATTCTCTAACAGTATGTCTGCGCCATACAATGACGTAATTAGTTTTGGCTCTGCGTACACCAATACTAGATATGAACTCAATGATAGTAGTGTGATTCTCACTCCAACTGATTTCAACAACTATTATCTTGGTACGCATCTTGATGTGAAAGTTCGCGGGATCAATGCTAAGAGCCTATTCTTGCGTAGAATGGAACTGGCATCTCTTGCCTTTGATGAAAACCAACGCCGCAATATCGGAACTAAGATGGGTCATGATATCTACCCATTTAGTCGCAGCGGAGAAACATTTAACTATAAGCAGTCTAACCCATTCAGCATTTACAAGGATTCAAGTCCATACCTATATCTGACTGAAAATTCGGGTATTAAGGTCCATGAATATTCTGGTGCGAGTGATCGCGGGATAGTAGTACCCCTTAATGATTCTCAGTCTGATGAGCATTTCTTCAATGCCTTGCAAGTCTGGACCAGATATGACGATTCTACATTCAGTGGAGTCAAGACAATGTTGAAGATTCGCAGTGGGTCAATTTCACTAGATTTTAATTTGATTGCTGAAACTGGTGGGCAGCGAGCACTACTAAGTGTTTACAATAACTCTGCATCTGCATATGTTACCGACATTCAGTTCCATCAGAATGGTATTTTGACAAGTCAGCCAGTCATTACCCCGCAGCAGTGGGAATCACTCAATGTCTCATTTCCAGACCACTATGACATTTCAAATACATCTGCTCGATTGGAATTGCAACCCGGCTTTGTGTTTAACAACATAATCGAATTTAGCAGTGGCACTCTACCGTCTGTAAATTATCCTATTAGTGGAAAGGGTATCTTCGATTCAGAGGTTGGTGTGGCAATGAGCGTCACCGAAGACCCAAGCCAGTTAAAGATTTTTGCCAACGGAACAGATGTATATACCGATGTAATATGGCAAGAATTTGAACAAGTCCCGGTATAGACATTCATCACTAAATGGTGTAGAATAGTAAAGACAATTGGAGTATTATGTATAGACCTAGCGTAGCGTTCTTGACCTATGACTTTGTATTTGATAGCAAGCCAATAGAAATGAATGGATGTGGCTATTACCGCTGTAAGTTACCAATGCAGGAACTTGAAAAATTCGGGTGGGATATTGGACTTGGTGTGCCAGCATGGAATGATAAGCATGGCTTTGGAATTCTAATTGAAGATGATAAAGCGGTACACGGTTGGGATATCATTGTACTTAAACTAATTATGATGGAGAGCGTGGCGAATAAAGTGTTACAAGCCAAGGCTCTGGGTCAGAAGATTGTTGTTGATCTTGATGATGCATTAGAAAACCTAGAGGATAGCAACCTTGCCAAGAAAATGACTGATCCGAATACGAATAAGAGAAATAATCGTGACCATTATCAATTCATCATTGACAATGCTGATGCTCTTGTTACCTCAACTCCATTTCTTAAAGAATTCTATGAAGCGAAGGGCCACAAAAATGTCTTTATGGTCAGGAATGGTATAGATATTGATAGGTGGAGTCCTCGCAAGGACTATTCTGGTTACTTACCGACTGTTGGTTGGGTAGGAGCAACACCTTGGCGATCAAAAGACTTGGAGATACTGGCTCCATTCTTTGGAGATTTCCTGTCAGAGAATAAACTGTCATTTCATCACTCTGGCAATATTAAGAATGCTCCTATGGCAAAAGATCAACTTGGAGTTCATAGCGACACAAAGACCAGTGTCAGTCCGATGAAGGTTATTAGTCAGTATCCAGAACTATTTAGAAAAATAGATATAGGACTTGTACCGCTGAATGATGTTACATTTAATCATGGGAAATCCTTTATTAAGGGTCTAGAATACGTTGCAGCGGGAGTACCATTTGTCGCCAGTGATTTACCGGAATACAAGTTTCTTGCAGAATCCGGGGTAGGACTTGTTGCCAAGGACAATGATGAATTCCAAGGACACCTAGAGACTCTCTTGAATCCCAATGTCAGGAAGCAAATGGCTATTGATAATAGAGCAATTGTATTAGATAAGTTTAGTATGACACAAAGAGGTCATGACTGGAATGAAGTTTATCATGCAATTAGAGCGATCTAGGTGGGAAAGTGTTGTCGCAATTTGAATTTTGTTTAGTACCTTTCCCACCTAGACCAGTCTAGGTACCGTAGCCGCAGTTGGCTCCAGTCCAATTATGCATCCCACCGTGTCTGATGCTGTGAATGAATACAAGGTCTTGTATCCAAGGTGGAGCATGATTAGCAGCCTTATATTGCTTGGCTACTTTCTTGCCATGGAACTTAGTCCACTTCGCATTGCCAATCCAAATTGCATCAAGGAACTGATATGCACCGGCAGCAGTTGATTTACCACTGTGTGCTTTGTAATGGCCCTGCTCAATACTTTCGTGCTTACGAATACAGAGACCTAAATCACGAATCCATTTAGGAACGTTCTTCCATACTTCGTATCTTCCTGAATCCTTCCATCTATTTGGAATCATATAAACAGATTTCGTTTCTGAAACTCTGTCTACTATTACCGAATAACTAGAAGGGCTTTTCGCTGTGGTGTTAGCCGACTTAGCGTGGGCTGGTGCAGGTGTTAGCATAATCACCATTGCTAACAAAATTGCTATGAGCCGTATTTTCGTCATGTTACCTCCATAGCGACAACATAAATACCAGTCTAGCACAGTTCCACCATGATTGCAAGTCGATCTATATATAGATACTAAAAGACTATTCTATATTAGAATATCTATAGAATATTAAGATAGTACATTTCCCTCCCTGACCACCCATCAAAAATAGCAGATAAATCTGCTAAAGTCAAGGATTTAAAGAAAGAATTTTCTGTATCAGATAGATTCGGTGCGGAGCACCCTATCCTTGTTACTAAATCGTTACTATTCAAAGCCAAAAACCCTAGACGTAGCAACGATTATGCGCTACAATTGATATCTCACCAAAATAATTCAAGAAGGAAGTGTTTAATTTGTCAGTCAATTCAATAGGTTCGATTACGGATTTCTACCGTAACTTCATCCATCTCAGCAGATACGCTCGTTGGAGAGAGGAAGACAATCGGAGGGAAACTTGGGTCGAAACAGTTGATCGTTATATGACTTTCATCACAGACCACCTTGTAGAGAATTACAACTACAAACGCAATGATCCCATATTTTCCGAAGTACGTCAAGGCATCATCAACATGGAGGCTATGCCCTCTATGCGTGCAATGATGACCGCAGGACCAGCATTGGCGCGTGATAACATTGCCGGGTACAATTGTTCTTTCATTGCAGTAGATAGCCCTCGTGCATTCGATGAGGCTATGTATATCCTTATGAACGGTACAGGCGTAGGCTTCAGTGTAGAGCAAAAGTATCTCGATGAGACTCCAACAATCGCAGAATCATTCTATAAGACAGAATCAACAATCGTCGTAGATGATTCTAAGTTGGGATGGGCAAAGTCATTTAAAGAATTGATTGCTCTGTTGTATCAGGGTCAAATTCCTCAATGGGATGTATCTAAGGTTCGCCCTGCTGGTGAAAGACTCAAGACATTTGGCGGTAGAGCATCTGGTCCAGACCCATTGGTAAACCTATTTGAGTTTACCGTAAGCACATTCAAGAAAGCCAAGGGACGCAGACTGCGACCAATAGAAGCACATGACATTATGTGTAAGATTGGCGAAGTAGTAGTTGTCGGTGGAGTACGCCGCAGTGCGCTTATCTCTCTCAGCGATCTTGGTGATTATGATATGTCAAAGTCAAAGTCTGGCAATTGGTGGGAAGACAATGTTCAGCGTGCTCTAGCCAACAACTCTGCTGTCTATAGCCAGAAGCCTAGCGTAACACAGTTCCTACATGAGTTCACCAGTCTAATTGAGTCACGTTCAGGAGAGCGTGGCATTTTCAATCTAGACTCTGTTCGCAAGCATGTAGACAAGATTGGTCGCAGAGATTCATCAAAGATCAGCGGTACCAATCCATGTGGTGAGATTCTGCTAAGAGCCAATGAATTCTGTAACCTATCAGAAGTTGTTATTCGTCCAGATGACACAGAGGCAGACCTTATTCGCAAGGTTCGCCTAGCCACCATCATTGGAACATGGCAGTCAACCCTAACCAATTTCAAGTATATTCGAAAGATTTGGCGGGACAACTGTGAGGAAGAACGCCTACTTGGTGTATCCCTGACTGGTATTTATGGAAACACTCTGACTTCCGATCTTAGTAATCGTGAAGCAATCATTGAACTAGATAAGCGTCTGAATGCTATGGCAGTCAAGACTAACGCTCAGGAAGCCAAGACTCTGGGAATCAATCCAGCAGCCTCAATTACCTGCATCAAGCCCTCTGGCACTGTCTCACAGTTGACAGGAGTAAGCAGTGGTATTCATCCATGGTACTCACCATTTTATTTCAGGACCGTCCGTGGAGACAATAAAGACCCACTGACAGTATTCTTGAAGGATGCCGGTATCAAGTGGGAGCCAGATGTAACCAAGCCCAATGACACTACAGTATTCTACTTCCCAATGGCAGCACCAGAGGGTGTGGTCACAAGTAAAACACTTTCTGCCTTGGATCATCTAGAACTTTGGAAGATTTACCGCGAGAACTATACTGAGCATAATCCTTCGGTGACCATCAATGTCAAGGAAGATGAGTGGATGGACGTTGCCACTTGGACCTACAACAACTTTGATGCAATTGGCGGGGTATCATTCCTGCCAGCCGAAGATCACTCTTATAAGCAAGCCCCATATATCGAAATCACTGAGGCTGAGTATCTAGCAGCCAAGACAGAATTGCCAGAGAATATCGACTGGTCAATCCTCAGCCTTTATGAAAAGGTAGACACCACCACTGGTACTCAGGAACTTGCGTGCAGCGGAGCGGCGTCTTGTGATATCGTAGATTTTGGTTCTGGGACGGGCACTTTAGAGTCAAATAGCCTACAAATGGTTAGCGCCTAGACGTTTTTGCTCCATGTACTTGAATTTGTGGTATACTCAAGTACATGGATGCAAAGACTAAAATGAGTATTGTCGAAAATAAGGCAAGTTGGGGCGTGTATGTCTGGAAGTTGCCAGACGGCTCAATTCTAGGCGATACCAATAAAAACTTAATGAACATTCCGGCGATGCGCCACGATCTACAGGCAATTCACGAAATTACTCAAGCAGCACGACACTATGGCTTCCCAGATGGGGAGCCTTATTTCATGGCAGGCCAAAGACGAATCTCAGACGAGGAATATTCAGAACAGGTTGACCGCATGAAGCAGGGCTATATCCCATCAGAAACAGATATTGGCGCATTTGCCGATGCTCAGAGAGGCTTACGAGTTCATGGCGGAGAATAATACAGCAGTTCGCGAGCCAGAAGAAATTCGGGTATCAATTGATAATGACCTCCAAAAGACCAGAACCATTACCGATCCATTCCACTATGATGCCGAGGACTTTCTTAAGTTTACCGGGTTAGAAAAGAACTTCAAACGTCGCTCAGACAGATTAATTAAGGCTGCCAATACAGCAGAAGCAAGCAGCAAGGCACTAATTGTAGATGCTTCATATACTTCGGGGTACTCATTATTAGACGTAGTGATCCCACCATATAGCCTTGACGAACTAGCATCATTCTATGAAAACAATGCCGCCAACCACGCAGCCATTGATGCCAAGGTAGCAAACATTGTTGGCATGGGCTATCAGTTGGAGATTACCAATCGAGTGAAGATTGGACTAGAAGAAAAATCTGACTCGGCACGCAAGAAAGCCCACAACCGTATTGCTCTAGACCGAGAAGATATCACTGACTGGATAGAGTCTCTCAATGATGATGATACATTTACCGACACATTGAAAAAGGTGTGGGTTGATTATGAGTCAGTTGGCAATGGTTACTTAGAAATTGGTCGCATTACCACTGGCCCTCGTAAGGGAGACATTGGATACATTGGTCATATTCCAGCCACTACCGTTCGTGTCCGTAGGAAGAAAGATGGATTCGTACAGATTGTTAATCAGAATGTAGTCTATTTCCATAACTACCAAAAGTCGGGGGTAGAGTCTAATACAGTTACCAATGATCCCAACCCAAATGAAATCATTCACTTCGCCAACTACACTCCTAAGAATACCTATTATGGCGTTCCAGACGTATTGAGTGCAGCAATTGCAATTGTTGGAGACAATTTGGCCGGTAAGTACAACATTGATTACTTTGAGAATAAGGCTGTTCCTCGCTACCTTATCACCATTAAGGGCGGTAAGTTGTCACGACAGGCAGAGGGTGAACTATTCAAGTTCTTCCAGTCAGGCCTAAGAGGTCAGAATCACCGCACCCTATTGGTCCCACTGCCAGCAGATACCATTGATAACAAGGTTGAATTCAAGATGGAGGCAATTGAGGCAAAGGTTCAAGAGGCCTCTTTCACCAAGTATCATGATTCTAATGTGGATGACATTCTTATGGCTCACCAGATGCCAAAGGGTAAGACTGGCGGAGAAACTGGTGTCCTAGCAGCAGCACTAGCGCAGGATCGCACTTTCAAGGAGCAGGTTGCTAGGCCTCTACAGAGTTCCGCAGAAAAGCGCATCAACAAGATCATCCATGAGCGAACTAATCTCTTTGACCTAAAGTTGAAGGAAATGACTCTGACTGATGAAGAAACACAGTCAATGATTGATGAGAGATATCTTCGTATGAAGGTTATTGTTCCCAATGAAGTTCGCCCACGCCTTGGTCTACCTATGACCGACTGGGGCAGTGAAGTTGTGGAAATGAAGCCAGAACAGGCCGCAGAGCAAACAGCACAGGCTACTGGCAATAGGAAGCGCGACCAAGAGAGAACTTCTGGTAGCGATTCTGCACAGACAACTAGTGGTAGAAATCCCAAGGGCGAGGGTCGTAGCCAAGCATAACGGTTTAGTAACAAAACAACTAAAAACTCGTGCTATACTACTAATACAATGACTACACTAGAAAAGGCATTTTGGTCACTTGGTGATGATGATTCAATCAACATCGGTTTGCCAATCCAAAAGGTAGACAAAGAACGAAGAATTGTTTCGGGTTGGGCGACCACCGACTCTCTAGACAAGCATGGCGATATCATTGAAATTGAGGCCTCTGAGAAGGCCTTTGCCGATTTTGTAGGCAATGTTCGTGAAATGCATCAGCCCATTGCTGCCGGTCAGGTCATTGACGCTCGCAGAGATACTTACTTTGATAAGGCATCTGGAGAATTCAGAAATGGCATTTATGTAGACGCCTATATCAGCAAAGGCGCACAGTCAACTTGGGAAAAGATCATTGACGGAACCCTAAAGGGGTTTAGCATCGGTGGTACTCAGGTAGAGGCAACCAAGGAATACAACAAGTCAGTAGGAGCCGTAACTCGTAGAGTTCACGGCTATAAGATGCGCGAACTTTCACTAGTAGACGACCCAGCCAACAATGATTCAGTATTTGTGTCATTGCAAAAGTTTGCGGGCACAGAGGATGAAATCCAGAAGAATTATCTTGAAACAGTATTCTTTTGCCCAACAGATGACCATATTGCCGTATCAAAGAGTTCATCAAGTGATTGTGCTGTTTGCAAGAAGCCAATGACCAACATAGGTTTTGTAGAAACCAGTGACATTGAGAAGGCTGCTGTAGTAGCCGACCTAGTGAAACTTTATACAGAAAATCCAAAGGAACAGGAGGAAAATAACATGGGACTATTTAAGGAAGACACTATCGAAAAGTCAGCAGAACCAATTGCAGAAGTAATTGAGGATGCTACCGAAGTTGTCGAAGCAGCAGCCGCAGAGGAAGTGGCAGACGTTGTAGAGGAAGTTGAGGAACTTGCAGAAGCAATCACCGATACTACTGAAGAAGTTATTGAGAAGACCGCTTCTCCTGCCGAGGATTCGGAGTTGGTTAAGGCTAACGAAGCATCATTGGTAGAGGCAGTCGGCGCACTAACCACCCTAGTCACAGCACTAGGCACACAGGTTTCAGAATTGCAGAAGTCTTTTTCAGAGACTAGCACTACTACAGTTGCCGCTGTAGAGTCTGCAAAGGAAGAACTAGTTAAGTTTGGTGGGCGAGTAGACGCACTAGAAGGCGAAACCGCTCTCCGTAAGTCTGGCGATCTTGGCGGGATCGAACAGGATAACAGAATCGAAAAGTCAGCATCACCGTGGGGTGGACGTTTCCTCGACGCTAACCACATTTATTCATAAAACGAAAGGTAGGTGAAATAATATGTCAGAAGATATTCTAGAAAAGTCAGCAACAGCAGGCGTAGTCGTATCGGGTGGAATTGGTGGAATTACCAATCCTGCTCTCGGAACCGCAGGTATTGTTGACAGCACAACCGATGACGGCGGTATTCTGAATCCAACTCAGTCACGCCAGTTCATCGAATACATTTGGGACCAGCAGGTTCTTGCTAAGGATGGTAGAAAGGTTACCATGCGTGCAAACACCGCTGAACTAGAGAAGTTGAACGTAGGTGAGCGAGTAATTCGCGCAGCAGCACAGGCTGATCCAACCTATACCAACGCAGCAGTAGCATTTACTAAGGTCGAATTGACTACCAAGAAGATTCGTCTAGACTGGGAAGTTGCAACTGAAGCACTTGAGGATAACATCGAAGGCGGAGGCTTGGAGGACCATTTGGTTCGTTCAATGACTCGTGCATTCGCTAATGACCTTGAGGACTTGGCAATCAACGGAACTGGCTCAGGCACCAACGCATTCCTAAGCATCATGCAGGGATTCATTCCTAAGGAAGCAGCCGGTAATCAGGCAACTGCCGTTACTACATCAGGCTCAACTTGGACAGTACAGGATTTGCAGGAGATTGTACTTGCAATGCCTCGTAAGTTCCGTGGATCACGTTCAGCCATGAAGTTCTATGCAGGTAGCCCAACAGTGTCTAGCCTGATCAACAGCCTTGCTCAGACTGGTAACTACAACTCAGAGCGTATCGTAGAGCGCATTGTCGATGGAGCCGAGCCTCAGGTCTTTGGCGCACCATTGCAGTACCGCGTACTAGGACTTCCACTTGTGGAAATTCCTTATCTACCAGACGACTATGTATCGCTAACATTCCCAGAGAACCGTATTTGGGGATTCCAGCGAGATGTAACCGTCCACCGCGAGTTCAAGCCAAAGAAGGACACCGTGGAGTACACAGTATTTGTACGTTTCGGCGTACAGATCGAAGAAACAGATGCAGTTGCCTACGGCAGCAAGTAATCGTTTCTAATCTAAGCGAGGGGGAGTCAGGGGAAACCTTGGCTCCCCTAGCCATTTCTACTGCTATAATTGGAGTATGATCGCAGTATTCACACCTAATAGCCTATTTGATTCCCGCATTGGGGGACTAAAGGCCGGGTATAATATAGTGGAAGAATCTATTGCTCAGCAGTGGATGGAAGTTACCGATAAGGTAAGAGAGGCTACACCGCAAGAGGTTGCGGCGTATTACAAGGTATAATGGAACAGTTACTAGATGCACTAGAACCAACACAGACAATTTATCTACCGATCCCCGGTGGTGTTATAGGCGATGACTACCGCCTCCACTGGTATTTCCCTGACACACCAGAAACCGTTACTATTGCCACTGCTGAATGTGATGCTGACGGATACGGGTCGTGGGACTGGAATAGATCATATACAGAATCAATTTATGCCTACATTACGACCACCACTAATACCGCTCTCACTTCTGAGTTTTCAATTGATTTCATTAGACCATATGCTGATCCAGCAAGCGTTGCGCAAACACTTAGTGTCTCAGTGCAGATTGCCAGACAGTTTGAAAAGGTATCACGACTTATTATTAATGGTCAAGTGGGAGAGTTCAATTATGCTCCCGGCCTATACACTGTCACTGGCACTGGTGCAGACACCCTATGGCTTCCTGATCGTATCGAATCACTTGAGTCTGTCTATGTAAATGGAGAGTTACTTCATGATGCAGACAACTTAGTAATCAAGATCAATACTGGAAAGAATTCACTGGTTCCCATCAGTAGGGATAATAGACTTGAATACCCAACCGTGTGGAGCACTAGATATCAAACCCCAAATTTCATCAGCGGGTATGACTACGATGTGACTGGAGTTTGGGGCTTTAGATTTGTACCAGCGGATATTACCGAAGCGTGTGAATTACTCATTCAAGACCTCCATGGTGGAAATCTAAACTACGCACAGAAGGGGCTATCATCATTTAGCAATACAGAGTTTGCACTCACCTTCGCAAAGGGATTTAATGAGGGGACTGGGAATAAGATTGTCGATAATCTTCTGCTGAGATACAAGAATAGAATTGTACCGGGGGTACTGTAATGCTGCCCGTAACACAGTCGTTTAATGAACTAATGTTTCCAATGACAGCCAGTGTTTATTACGCCGAAATGGAGCAGGGAGACCTTGGAGAAATGACCAGAACTTGGGTTTTGGACAGGGTAATCAAATGCTCAGCCATTAAAGAGAATGTACGGTCTAGCAATTTTATGGTTGGTGAGCAATTCCTAGACCTTAAGATCAGGATTAAGTTTCGCTCGGCTGAGAATCCATACGACTCAGATGCACAGATTCTCCATAGACCAACTGAGGTAATCATTACCGATATTACTGATCCAAGTGGTCAATTAGTATGGAGAGAAGATTCTGTTACCGCCACAGTATTTGAGATTGAGACAGTAGAGCCAGTAATGAACGAAAATCACAACGCAACTAGTTGGAAGTCAATTTTGACTCGTTCAGATGATCAGGTGTTGCGATAATGCAGTCATTGATTAATACCAAAGACCTTATGAAACAATTGAACAATATCGTGGAATACAGCAATGCCTTTGTTACTCAGGCAAAAATTCAAGAGCCAAAACTAGCCAAGCATCTTTCAGACACTTCAATTGATGCCTTTTATGAGTTCTTAGACTCTATGGCTCGTGTCAACCCCGGAATGCTTCATCATGTGTATGAATGGGGCCGGGTAGGTGATCCGTCAGCCAGATTAGTAGAACTGCAAGCCAATCTAGCAGGATCAAGAGCGATTATTACCTCTGAGTTCCTAGAGTCACGATCAATTCAGGAAGGGTCTAGTGAGCCATTCTTTGAGAAGGCCAGAATTATGGAAGCCGGTATTCCAGTAACGATTCAGGCCACCGATGCCCAAGCATTATTCTTTGAGGTAGATGGAGAGGAATTCTTTAGAGCGGGGCCAATCGTTATCGAGAATCCCGGTGGACCAGAAACTAGAGGGTCATTCCTAGAGGCCTTCGACAAGTTCTATAACCTGTACTTTGAGCAGGTGTATCTAAAATCAATTCAGTTTTATGATCATTTTGGATCAATGCATGAGTACAAAAAGCATTTTGGAACTGCGGCCCGAAGTGGCTCAGCAGCAAGTCTTGGAAAGGGGGCGGCACTGAAATGGTTCCTAACAGCGCCGGGAGGCACAGATGAGTAAGTACCCAGAGCAACTAATCAATGAGTATGTGTGGTCTAGATTTCAAGTCAGAAAGTCAGCAGTCTACGCCCAGTATAACGGAGTCATCCCATTCTTCCCTGTCACTGATGCATTGTCGGATTCTGCGTGGGGTACCAAGCCCTATGTCGTCTACGACTCAATCATGAGGCCTAGACAGAAGAAAGACTGGCACTATGCTATTAAGTCTGCTCAGATGGTCTACGGAATTCGAGGGTCAATAACTGAAATTTATGAGTGGAGGGATTTCATCTCAAATGTCCTTGACCGTGGAGATGATGCTGCCAAGGCTCTAAATGCCCATGCAGGAGCACAGGCCGGTACCAGCACCACATTCTTCCATAGCCTAGAAACATTCCAGTTGAACTACACCGGGAAGACCTCAGATAAGGCTGAAACCAGAAAGATGTACTCCACTGACCTGATTATCAGATACGACTATCATCGTACCGACCTAGATCAAGTCTAAATAGCCTAAAAACACATGGTATACTTTTCATGAGGAAACACCGCACCCTATGAAACAACAATATATAACAGAAATAGGGGTGAAATTTAATTATGGCAACACTTGGTAATTCAAAGCAGATTATCGTCGGCGCAGCACAAATCTTCGTCGGTCTTTCAGGCGCACTAGAATATTCACAGGGTTCAGGTTCAGCATCAGTATATAACTTTACTGGCTCTGGCTCGGTTTCAAGCGTACCAGCATTCGTGGCTAACACCGCATTTGCCGATACAGTAGAAGCAGATACAACCAACTGGAGAAACGTAGGCTACACCAGCAATGGTCTAGAACTACAGATTACCCCAGACTTTGGTGAAGTTCAGGTTGATCAGGTTCTAGATACCGCTCGCATGTTCAAGCAGGGCATGAAGGTTAGCCTTGCAACTGTGTTCGCAGAGGCAACTCTTGCTAACCTAGCAGTGGCAGCAAACGTCAAGGCATCAGACTATGACTCAACAGCAACTAAGAAGCAACTGTATATCAACTCAGGCTCATTGGGAGAAATTCCTCTAGAGCGTGCATTGATCGCAGTTGGTCCCGGTACTGGTGATCCAGAGGCTCTCGGCAACTCAGCAGTAGAGCGCGTTTACATTGCTAACCGCGCAATCTCTATTGAGGCTGTGACAGCAACCGCAAAGCGTGACGCTCCATCAGCATACGAGGTATCGTTCCGTTTGCTACCCGCAAACAACGGTAACTATGGTAAGTTGGTAGATCGCACCGTATCTGCAACCTAATCCAATAATTTAATAGGCCTAGACCCCCAATCCGCTCAAAAGGCGGGGAGGGGGCTTCGTCATTTATGCTATAATTGAGGAATACAGTACCACCCGACAAGGAGATAATAAATGGCAACAACCGTATACGAGAAGGTAACCATTGAACTTGGGGACGGCTCAGAACTAGAAATGCAGCCCCTAAAGATCAAGTTGCTGCGAGAGTTCATGACTGAGTTTGAGAAGATCAATCAGGAAGATATCGCCTCGGACAACATCAAGTCTATGGACCTATTGCTAGAGTGTGCAGTAATTGCATTCAAGCAGTATCGCCCAGAAGACGCCACAACTGAGAAGTTGGAAGACCTACTAGATTTGCCTACCGTTTACAAGGTGATCGAAGTAGCCAGCGGTATCAAGTTGGACGACCCAAACGCACTAGCGGCGGCTCTAACTGGAGCGAACTAGACCTCGCCGCACTAGAAGCGAAAGTATTCCTATTAGGGAATTGGCGTGACTATGCAGACCTAGAATCTGCACTGTCATTGCCAGAACTAATCGCAACACTGACTGCACACCACGAAGCGGTAGCAGATCAGAATAAGTTCCTTGCTGCCCTTAAGGGTATCAAGTTGGACGACAATCAGCAGTCTTCACAGTCTGCGGAAGATGTATGGAACAATGCTATTGCTAAGGCAAATAATAGCAGAGCAACAGGCGGCAATGACCTTATGGGAATGGCTGGTGCAAGTGAAGGAAAGATCGACCTAGGCCTAGGCCAAGGAATTGAAGTTGAGGTGATAAGATGACAAATGAATGCTATGCAACCGATTGCGAGCAGAATGCTCTAAGCAAGGGTCTTTGCAACAAGCACTATCGTCGTCTATTGCGTCATGGAGATATCAATTTCGTCACCACATTTGAGCAGCAGAACTGTTCAATTGATGATTGCTCCAAGCCAAGCGTTTCTCGCGGGTGGTGCACTCTGCATTATAGCCGGTACAAGTTGCATGGTGACCCCCTATTTGAGCGCCAGAGACAAACCCATTGTGATGTTCCTGACTGTGATGGAAAGATGAAGTCCAGAGGTCTATGCTCTTTCCACTACTACATGGACAAGCAGGCAATTGATCTTGAGAGTGCCACAAGAGTACGAGATAACCACAATGGCCTGTGCGCTATCTGTGGATCAGACACTCCCGGTGGTCTTAATAGTTCATGGCACACTGACCATGATCACAAGACTGGATTGGCAAGAGGAATCCTTTGCTCATCCTGCAATATTGGTTTGGGTCACTTCAAGGATGATCTAGACATTCTGGCGAACGCCATGGCATACCTAATGCAATCTGTTGACGTTCTGGAAATGGTGAACGCATAGTGTCTGATACAAGGGCCGTCATTGATATTGATATCAATACTAGTCCTGCTACAGCCAGCCTTCGTAGTCTTCAGGCGCAAATCAATGCCTTCCAGACTGCGCTTAATCGCGGTAACATCGCGCAGGGCGCAGCCGCGAAAGAATACTCTAAGAATCTTTCTGATCTTGTAAACACCACAAAGTATTTCACCGCTGAAACAATTAGAATGCGTACCAGCGCGGCCCAATTGGATAATCAACTATCCAAGGGTCGTGGCTCGGTCACTCAGTATTTCAATGCAATGCGCAAGGGCACCAGTGAGGCTGCCCAAGTTATGCAATTGGCACAGGCTCGTGCCGCATCATTGCAGACACAGTTTGTAGCAACAGGAGCAGCAGCAGGAGGCTTTAGAGATGCTATTGCTATCAAGCCATTGCAGGCCTTCAACCAAGAATCAGCAGTTACAGCCCAAAGGCTGGCTGTCCAGCGTGCCATGTTTCATCAGGCTTCAACCAGTGTAATTAATTTCGGTAAGAATACACAGTGGGCTGGTCGCCAATTGATGGTTGGTTTTACTGTACCTCTGACCATCTTTGGTGCCTTGGCGGGTAAGACATTCATGGATATGCAGAAGCAGGTTGTTGCATTCAAGAAGGTCTATGGCGATGCCTTTACCACTACCGATGAAGTAAACAGAAACCTTAAGGCTGTTATGGCCTTGTCAAAGGAATTCACCAAGTATGGTATTGCAGCCAAGGACACCATGGAACTTGCTGCTGCCGCAGCCGCAGCAGGAAATAAGGGTGCAGCACTTATTGACTCAACCAGAGAGGCCACCCGCCTTGCAACTCTTGGTCAGATGGAGCAGAATCAGGCACTAGAAACTACTATTGCTTTGCAGAATGCTTTCAAGTTATCTGGTCAGGAACTTACTAAGACCGTCAACTTCCTTAACATGGTTGAAAACCAGACCGTTGTAACCTTGCAGGATATGGTTGAGGCCATTCCTCGTGTTGCTCCTGTTATTAAGGGCTTGGGCGGTAGTGTAGAAGATATGGCAGCAATGATTGCAGCCATGAAGGAAGGTGGTGTATCAGCAGCACAAGGCGCTAACGCTTTGAAGTCTGGCCTTGCATCTCTGATTAACCCAACTACCAATGCAACTAACAAGTTGAAGGAACTGGGTATTAATATGACTCAGATCATCCAGACCAATAAGGGTGATCTAATGGGAACCGTAAAGGGATTTGCTCAGGCACTTGGAACTCTAGATAAATTCTCACAGCAGCAGGCGCTAGAAAAGGTCTTCGGGAAGTTCCAGTACGCACGACTAGGTGCACTATTCCAGAACATCATTAAGGATGGTACTCAGGCCAGCAGAGTCATGGATATGACTAAGATGAGTGCTGAGAATATGCAGAAGGTTGCAAATAAGGAACTTGGATATATTGAAGAATCAGCGGGTGTAAAGTTTACTGCCGCCATTGAAAAGTTGAAGTTGCAGTTAGTACCAATTGGTGAAATGTTTGTTACCATTGCCACACCACTAGTAGGGCTATTCTCAAATATCTTGGGGTGGATCAATAATCTTCCTGACGCTGTAAAGAAGATCGGTGCAGTAGGAGCAATTATTGTTGGAGCAGTAATTCCAGCGGGGACAATGTTCCTTGGCCTTCTCATGAACTTGATGGGTACTCTTGCGAAGTTTGGATTTACTGTAGGTATTGCCTTTAAGGGATTCATTACAGGAGGATTCAAGGGCGCTATTCAGGCTGTTGCTCAAACATTGAAGTATACTTCATTGGCAGAAATGGACACCGCCAATGCCGCAAAGCAACTTGGTCAGGCAAGCCAGTTTGCTACCGAGGCATTATTGGCTCAGGCAGCAGGAGCACAGACCACTACATCAGCAGTCCTAGACCTAGGTGCTGCATATACAGTTTTGGCTTCACGAATGGCTGAGGCAGCAGCAATGGGTGGAGCATTTGCAGTGCCCGGTGCAGCAATGGGAGAAGCAGCGCGAGGACCACGACCAACACCAAGACGTAGACTAAGAATGCGTACTTTCGGTGGAGCAATTGATGGAACTGGGTCAACCGATACCGTTCCTGCCATGCTTACTCCGGGTGAGTTTGTTATCAACCGCGAGGCAACTCAAAGAAATCTTCCTTTGCTTCATGCTATCAACCAGTCAACTAAGGGTGGAAAAATGCAGGGCGGTGCTCTATATGCTAATAGGGGCACTCTTATTACTCGCGGTCATCAACTAGAAGCACAACTAGCACTAGAACGTCAGCAGGCAGAAATGTTTGGTGGTACTCAGACTAGCAGAACCAAGGGCGCTAAGACACTTGATACCCTTATTCGCGCTGGTAAGTTACACGACACTGATATTGATACAATTAACAACGCCGTCATTGGAGAAATGCTCCGCCGTGGAGTTGGATCAGACATTGATACTAGAGTTATTCGACCAGTAGGAATTGGCGTTGCATCACTACCCGGCCCACTTAATCAGGCACTAAGACTTGGAAAGGCCAGCGGTATTGATCTTGCTCGCCAGTTTGCTCTTACTGGTGCAGATAATCCTCTTAACCCACTATTCCAGTCAAAGCCAATGCAGTCATGGCTACAGGGACGCAATGGCACTCAGATGATGGATTCAATTGGTGGATCACTAGCCAGCAGACTAAAGGGAATGAAGGGCAACATTACTGATGCTCACTTGGCAGATGCAGCATTTGGTGTGCTGTCAGACCATGACCTACTTGACCTAGTAAACTTCCTGAATGCACCAGAGAACAAGGGTGCTCGTCGTTTGGGAATGGACACTCCATCTAAGACAGCCATTCGCGGCATCACTGGAAAGGGATTCAATCTACACGACGTTATGCGATCTGTATTTAGTGATGCAGAGTCGGTTCGTTACGATGGTCGCCCATCTGTTTCATTTGGTCTTTCTTCACTAGCGGATAGAGCAGTTCTAAGTCCCGGTCTAACTCAGAACGCTCCTGCATCAATGGGTAAATATTCATATCAGTCAATGATGCGTGTTCCCGGTAACAACCTTGCACACTTCATTCCTCATTTTGCAAATGGTGGTCTGGTAGGACTGGGAATGCCAACAAGATTCTCAAGCATCCAAGGAGTTCGCAGCACTCTTGCAGCATCAACACAGAGAGCAGTTAGTGGACGCTTTGCAGGTATGGACTTCACAGAACTTGGTAAGCAGGTCCGTGGAATTGGCGGGTTCAGCAGTACAATTCCCGGTGTCAATGGTATCTATGATAACAATGGAGTTCGCAGTGTATTCAAGGCTCATGAAACCGCAGAGTCAGCACTAGCAGAAGCCCGTAGTGCTCAATTGATGCGCCAGATGTTTGGCCTAGAATCACCCAATCAGTCATTGGTTAAGACTCGTCACCCGATTACCGGCGACATTATGTTTGGTGTTCAATCACCATTTGATGAGCGTTTTGCTAAGTCATCTGGAACTATGAGCAAGGATGCTTTTGCAAGTCAACTAATTGCTTCTGTAATTCGTAGAGACAGAGACCTACAGCCAGATAATCTATGGGGTCGTGTTATGGCAGACCAAGGCGCTGCTATCTTTGGTATGAATGCCAAGGGTGATCCTCGCGCTATGAATCCTCGCATTATTGGAGATTCACCACTCAATGTACTTGACCAGTTAGGCATCAACATGCTGGCAACTAAGGGTGGAGCCAAGAGATTCTTCACAGAGTCTACCGCTGGATTTGCACGCGAGATGGGACCAGATACCTATGCTCAAACAATTAAGTCAGCAATTCAGCAGGCACGAACCAATGCTCCTAGTGCTATTGCAGGATTAGCACATCTCACTCCACAAGAGCATGACCTTTACTTGCGCACCATCATGAATGACCTTGACCAGTTGGACAATGTTGACTGGAGGCGTATGCAGCAGCATCATGCAAGCATTATGCCAGAGCCACCAAAGACTCCTACCGCCAATGCTCTTGCTAAGGCAACCCTAGAGGCTCGCAAAAAGGCTGAGGCTCGCTCAATTCGTGACAACCACCTGTTCGATATGCCATATGGTGTGCCCGGATATGCAAATGGTGGAATCGTTGGAATGCTTCGCAACTTTGAGCAGCAGACACATATGACCAGTCGTGGACCACTATCTATTCTACATAATCGTGCAGGATCAACTGGTATCGCAGCATCAATTGGCAAGTTCCACCCATTCCACAAGGGCCATGAAGAAATGACCGGGATGGGATTGGAATATGCACTGAACAGTGGCAAGGACTACATGCTATCTGCTTCTGGTGCATATGGAAAGATCAAGAACAATCCACTACCACCAGAACTTAAGTCACGAATGATTGCCGAGGCTCTAGGCTTCAATCCAAACATCAATCATCACCTTCCTGATTTCTTTGGTGGAGCAGCAGAACTAGGCTATAACAACATGACTCTTGCTGTAGGAACAGATCGTGTAGGTACTCCCGGTTATCAGCAACTTGCTGCAAAGAATGGTATTGCTCTAGACTTTAAGGAACTAGTTCGTCCCGGTTCTGGTGTATCAGGAACAATGCTACGACAGTTGGCTGTTGATGGAGACTATGAAGCCTTTAGAGGTCTGCTGCCAAAGGGAGTTTCAGAAGCAACCGCTCAGGAAGTCTTTACTACAATCAGAAACTATGTACCAGCAGGCAGAACTCGCAAGTATGCCAATGGTGGAGTAGTTGGATTTGCTAAGAATTGGATCAGCCAGCACGCATCAGGCTTTGGAGATTTCCGTCAGGGACTTCTAAATAATCCTGCATCTAGAGACATTCTTTCGGCAGCACACAGCCAACTTGGTGCAGATACTTCAGTTGATCGCGCAATGTGGATCAAGAAGTCTGCACTTCCTAAGCCCGGAGAATCATTTGACTTTGGGAATCTAGCCTCATTTGCTGAGTCTGGATCAACCGATGTAGTTCGTCATCTTGCAGATTCAGCCTTGCAAAAGGGATATGAGAAGGCAATGATGGACCTTGGAGTTCCAAAGCCCGGTCCCGGTCAGATGGGTGGTTTGCAGTCTGGTCAGTATAGAATGGCTAAGACTCTACGCGAAGTGCAGTCTGGAAATATTCCAAGTTGGTCACCATTGCACAAGTATCACGGAACCAATGGCAAGATTGGCCTTGAGGGAATTCTACAAGACTATCCACAATTCTTGAAGCATGGCTCTGATCAGATTCGTGCTGCTAAGGGAACAATTAGAAATTACAATGATTATGCTCCTGTAGTATTCTCTGGAATGGTACTACGAGGAACTAATGGCATCCAGATGAGCAACATCGTTCCTGCCAATGAGCGTCTTTACATGGGACGCAAGGAAGCCGGGAATGAAATTGTATTCTCTGGAAAGGCCGGTGTAGTTTCAACCACCAAGGCTGAAAATGGAGTAATCAAGGTAGTCTTTGATTCTCCTCAGTTTGGATCGCCACAATACCGCAATAACGGTGGATCAATCTTTAGAGTTCCCGGTACAGGCAATAGAGACACCGTTCCAGCAATGCTGACTCCCGGCGAATTTGTAGTCAACAAGGCTGCTAGCCAGAAGCACGCTGCATTACTAAGTCAAATCAATCAAACTGGACTACGATTTGCCGATGGTGG